GAGGAACGCCGCCGTGTCGACTTGGTGCTTCATCGGCTTGAACCGACCGGGCCAGTCATAGCGCACAGTGATCGGAGAGGGAACGTTGCGCACACCCAAGTTGCGCAACACCTGCACTTCATCAAGTCCCCACTTAACGGCTACTTCATAAATGCCGTTACTCTCTGCTATGACCTTCGACTTCGGAATGATTGTGTATTTGCTTGGGTCTCTTGTGCGCAATACCAGCGCTTTGTTTTCAACTATTTGCATATGACTCCTTCAATTGGTAGCACTCTACGTAGCCAGACTTGCGAGGTACTAGCTGGTATCGAATGATGTCGTGCTTCATCAGCACGCTAACAATCTGTTTCCACTTTTCTGTTTGTACTTTGTCGTTTGTAACCCAACGATTTTTAAACCGCAGATACCATAAGTCCGCCATTTGATCTGGCGTTAGATTCATTTTCCGTTGTCGCTCCTATTTGATTTGATGCTGCGAATACGCAGGTTGCTCTTGGTTGTCTTGCCACCTGAACGCAACGGCTTTTTGTGATCGATGTCTTTGCCTTCACGTGCATCGGCTTTGCCGTTGTCGTTCTCGTCCTTGCCGTTCTTATCTACAAGTCGTTGGGCTTTAACTCGCTCAGCGCGTTGTTTGATCTGCTCCGGCTTGCCGTGGTACTGCGCATACTCTTTCCTGTAATCACGTGCCATGTTGGCCTCCTAATGTTTTGGGTTGAACTCACAACTTTTAACTGGGCACCATCCGCAAAGTGGCGTTGGGTTTGGGTGCCAAACGTTGTTTGAAACAGAAGCCACAAGCTTTGACACCCGAAGGCGATACTGCCACCACGCCGACTCGATGTCGTCCCTTGTCATGCGGTGCTTTACTATCGACTCCTTTACAACAAACAACAGCGCCGAATCGACTTGGCGAATGTGCGGGAAGTGTTGGAACACCATCAGCGACATAAGGATCAACTGATCCCTGTCGGGATACTTGTCGTTGCCTGTCTTGTAGTCAACAACTTTAGCGGTGAGGTTGTCGTCATCAACAATCAACAGGTCAGCAATACCCCGCACCCAAAACGCTGGGTCTTTAAACGCACAGGGTGACAAGTCTTCTTTGAGCGCCATCTCATGCTCGGGTAGTTTGCGACCGGGCTTTGACAGCAACGCATCTAGTGTGGGCTTGATGAACTCAAACTCAGGCGGCAGAGGCTTGTCCTCCTTCACAAACAACTCAGCCGCCTCGTGCAACTCTGTCCCATACCGCATTTGCTCCGTCTCTTGCGTTAGGAAGTTCTTAAGCACACGCACTTCATGGTAACGACGGGCGCATCCTTCAAAGTCTTTCAACCCGCTGTGCGACCACGTTACTGGTTTGGTCATTTGAATCTCGCTGAAAGGATGGCGTTGTTAAGACGGGAGGAGAAAGCACAAACAAACTTCTCGTTGGTCTCCAACTTACTACCCATGTCTTTGAGGATGGCGTGGGTCAACTCGTGCCAGAACGTATCGTTTACGTCTTCGTCTTTGAAGCGTTTGTTGTTGATCGTACTGCGTGTAGCAACTTTGATACATGCTGTGTCGTAGTCGGTGCTACCCATCGTACCCATTACCTCCATCTTGTCGATGACACTTACTTTGTACCAGCGCTTACCTACTTTCAATCGTTTTGGAATTCTCATTTTGCATCTCCATATCGTTGTCCGGAATCAACTTCAGCCGTTAACGGAATACCCGGCATGTACTTCGGCTCCATAGTCATCTGCGCTAAAACCCATGTTTTAGCGTCCTCTGTTTCCGACTCCGGTACTGCCACTACAACCTCGTCATGTACCGTCAACACACATGGATACCGTTGTTGTATCCGAAGCATGCCGTCAGTCATGACGCACCTAGCCACTGCCTGAACGATGTTTTCAGTCAGTTTGCCCCCATACAGCTTTCGATTCTCCCCGTAGGTCCACTGGACTCCACGCTCGTTGGGGGTGTTGCTCAAGCCGGGATAGCGTAACGCTAGCCCACTTGGTAATACTACTCTCTCCTTCTCAAAAGTCAAACATTTGTATTTGATGGTCTTGCCTCCTACCAACGAGCGGGTAATAGCGCTGTCGCAGAACTGCCAGAAGTCACGCACAGGTTCTGCTGCCTCCCGATACTTGTCGATGATATTCTTGGCTGAGACGCAGTGAACCAACAACTCATGCTCGGTGCACGTACGAGGGATCTCCTCCATACGCTTGAGATTGTCCTCCCACTCAACAAACCGACTCAAGTACTCAGCGTCTACACCAAGTTGTTTGGCAAAGGCTTTGTCGTATCGAGTCGGTGGCGCACCAAGGAAGCCAGTCAACAACTGAGCGGCAAACGATGCCCACCCCAGTCCATAACCGCACCCCAGTAGCGCAGACTTGGCAGACTGTCGAAGGTCGGGGTGGCTTTCTTTACTCATGCCGGGGATGCCGAACATCTGTGCACCGAACTGAGCGTAAGCGTCCTGCCCTGAACGGAAGATGTCGAGGAGCGCTTCGTACCCAGTCAGCCATGCAAGCACACGCGGCTCGATCTGAGATAAGTCACATACCACCAACGTGTTGCCCGCAGGAGACATGATCGACTTGCGAAGGAACGACCCACGCTTTAAGTTTTGCAGATTAAGTCCAGATCCTTTACTAGCAGACCAGCGCCCTGTATGTGCGCCGTAATAGTTAAGGGGTACCGGAAGCGAACCGCGTTGCGCAATGTCCAAGAATCTCTGCGCTCGTGTGCGTTCCAATGTTGATTTAACTGCCAGTCTCGCCTCACAAAGGAGAGCCACGTCTTCGTTATCGGAGTTAAGTAGCGCCTGAAAGAGCGCATCGTTTTTAGCAAGCGCAAGCGCCTTCTCACCGGTGGTCTTGCTAACCTTAATCGGAGGCTCCACTCCAAGACTGCGTAACAAGTCACCAAATTGCGGGTTGCTTGCCAAGACGGACTCCTCAACACCAAGACGCGAAAGAAGATCGCCTCTCTTTGTCTTTTCTTCTTCAATCGCTGCACTGAGCATCTCCTTATCAAGTTGTAACACCGGGTTGGTAAACATCTTCAGCGTGAGGTCGATCAGCTTTAACTCCTTGGCAGGGAAGCCCTTGACCAAACGCTTGAACACCTCCTCACACAGGTACGTGTCGTGTGCACAATAGTCAGCCAACTCCTTCTCAATCGCTGGCGTTAACTCGGCTAGTCCATCTGTGCTGTACACAGCCTGTCCCTTGGGGGGCAGACCAAACTCATCGGCTAACTTGGCAAGGCTGTTGCCCACCTCCACCCCACGCAGAGCACGCGCCATAGAGAGCGAGTCGAAGATGAATGCAGGCTTGCACCCGTACACCCACGAGAGGATCGCTACATCAAACTGAGCGTTGTGCGCTAGCACTGCGGTGGTCGACCAATCGATAGCATCGAAGGCGGCGGGTAAGTTATTGTGTGTGACCCATACGGTGTCGTTTTCACCGTACGTCTTAATACAACAACCGAACGCTTTAAACAGGTTGTCGCGTATGTACTGCTCAGTGGTGAGTTTGCTTAGCGTGTATTCCTTTCTATCCCACCGTGTTTCAAAGTCAATTACCAGTATGCGCTCGTATGGCGGCTTGGACATGGTCAAGGTTCTCCTCATTTATTACTAGCGCGATGCCGCCCGCATCACGAATTTTTTGCAGTTCCAATTCCTGCAAGGCGGTGGTCTTGTTGTCTCCTGCTTTGCACTCAATAGCAAAGAAGCACCCGTTGTAACACCCAACGATGTCGGGTATGCCTGACCGACCATAGCCAGACATTACGGGAAAGAAGTTGTACGCACCCATCTCTTTGAGCAGGGAGACAACCTTGCGCTTTACTTTAACCTCGGGGGTCATAGCAGTGCATCTCCTAGTTTACGCAAGCGGTCTGTAGATTCCTCTTTCTCCGTCTTTCGCATCAGCTTCATCAGCTCCGCTGGATTTACTCTTGAAAAAGGATTGGTTGGATACGGCATGGATGCTCGCCATTGTGCGTCGTAGTTCGCTGAGTTCTTCATTTTTATCAGCCAATCTTTTTCGTAACCTTTTGATTTCGACATATGCTTCTCCTAGTTTTAAGTCCAACTCATATTGGTCCGGTGTCATCGTCGTCATCCTCTCCTCCTGTTAAAAGTGTTTGCCATAACTCCATGTACGTTTCCATGCTTTTGTACTTGTGTCCGCACTCAAGGCATCGGTGCTTACGCACCACGTATATAAACTCCCGTTGCTCATCTCGGTAGGTGCGTGTGTCGTATATCTTTGTCGCACCCTCGCATGAAGGGCAGAACAACCCCATCACTCAATCTCCGAAGCGAGCTTCTTGATGTACCAGTGAGCCTTCTTCAAATCCTCAACGCCGTTCTTGTGCTTCCAGCGCCACAGATACTTGATTGAATTGCCAGTGCAATAGCCTTCAAATCCATCCAACCCTTCGCATGCAGCTTTGATTGCGTCGATGCACTCGATGCCCCCTTTGTTGTAGTGAGGGGGTTTGTTGACCATGTCAGGTTTGTCACTCATTTTAATACCTCCGGAGGTGCGACCCTGCCAGCCCATACGTTGGCGCAGGTCAGTTCAAGTTCTAGGGATGGACGGGGTGAGACTCGTAGGGCTTCTTTCTTTCCTGCCTCAAAGATTTCTACCATGTTCATGGCTTTAACACGGGACCCATGCTGTACACCAATCAAGAATATGGCTACAACAAGGATCACCATTCCTGATACAACTGTTGCTAGGATGATTCTATCTTTCATGCGTTCTTCTCCTTCAAAATATCTTCGGCAAAAAGCATCCCGTTATAAAACTCCTCGGTAACTAAACCCAAGCCGGGTATCTCGCCATCCAGCCCAACCCATTCACGCTTTGGTGGTGCAAATTTGCCCTCCCATTCGTTGAGTAACTTCATACCGGTATCAGTGATCTTGATGTAACACTTGCGCCCGTCTTTGTCCTCGGGGTGCAGGTGCTCGCTGACCAACCCCATCGCTTTCAATGTACCCAGCTTCCTGTGAGTAGTGGCGGCGGATGCTACTTTATCCTTGGCACACTCGTCCACTATGGTCTGAGTCGGCGTGGGGTCGGGGAAATCACTGAGCATGTCGAGCACGCACACGGCAACAAAGTCCATGTCGTGCTCTTGGTGTAACTTCAATACGCGTAGCGGTCTCATGTTTATTCCCTATGGTCTGCGCCAAACAATTTACTGTGCCACAGCGTTACTGTAGGCATGTGGTTGTGCATCTTCACAGGCTCAACCTTTCTCATCGGAGAAATCCAGCCAATGCTTTTTAAAGCCCGTACCCCCGACACCCATACATTCGGATGTAAGTTAGCGGGCCTCCTCAAACCGTTCTTGGCGCAGTACTCTCTAAACTCATCGCCTGTAACTTGATGTTTGATTGACAATAACTCCGCCGCCAACTCCAAGTAGCGCTCCACGAAGTCCGGGTTTTTAGTCATAGCTTTTTGCCAACAAGTTTCTGCTAAAGCCATGGCATTTTCCATACGTATTTGATTCATTGCTTTCTCCTTAGAATTTAAAGCGGTCAAGAATGTCAGCCACTTGGGTGCGCACCTCGGTACGTGCATCGTTGTGCTCGCGCAGATCATCAGGCGTGACAGACTTCAGCACACGCTCGACCTCAACCCGAGCCGCCTCTAACTGCAAGTCGTTGGTTATGTTCAACACCTTTAACAGATCACACAACTCCAACCCGCCCTCGATCAGCGAGTCATGTATGCGACCCCGAACAACCTTGCCGTTGATCTTCTCAATCTTGAGCCGCTCCATCATGCGGTCAAGGTGCGCTTTGAGTCGGTCACGTGCATCCTTCATCGCCGCATCGATGCGCTCATCAGCCAACTTGCTGAGCTTGGCTTGCAGATCCTTCTGCGCTTCGTTGCCCACGTCAACACGGAAGTCACCTGCTTGGGGCACAGGCATGTAGTTGACACGGAAAGCAAACTTGCCCGCGATGTTCTTGGGGTCTGGATACTCGTTGCGGTTGAACATTCTACCCAATGCCATCGCTTGCGCAGTAATCAGCGTGGGGTAGATCGTGATGAAGTCGTTAACGAGCGTACTGAATTGCTCCTCACGCTTACTCATCTCATCGTTGAACGCAGTGAACTGCGCAGAAGGCAACAAGCGAAGGCCTGAATCAGACCAAGGCAAGGTGTGGGTATAAACATACTCACGTGCAGAGTTGACATGCGCAACCACTACATCCAACTCATTGCGACCAGCAAGCAGATGCTTGTTGACCCGAGCCGCACCTTTTGCTTGTGCACCCTTGTTGCTAACAACTTCTTCGCTTACGTTCCTGTCCAGCTTACGTGCAGTCCACGATGATGTGGTCAACTCAACCAGCAGTGCACAGGTGTCAATGTTATATCTACTCATGTGTATTCTCCTTTCTTATTAACTAGCGCTTACGCAGTAGTTCTACAACTTGTCTTTTTTGATCGATGTGCGAGGTCACGTTGTTCGCTCCATACTTTTTGATGACCAGTGACGACATCGTCGACTGAATATCTTTCGGATTAAAGTCACCGAATGGAATCTCAACAACTTTACCAACCTTCAAGTCTGCAATGAATGGGTGGATGTATCTACTACGCGAACCATATACAGCACTACCCTTGAAAGCACGCGTACGAGGTTTAGTATCAACAACAACCGGCACTACACCATGTCGCCATACTTGTCCTTTCAAACCAACCTCGTAGGTGCAACCCAAATTACGCAGCGTCTGAAGCGACTCGTTAATGACCCGAGACTGTACAGAAGAGATGTTGATAGTAAATTCTTCTTTGGTTGGTTGAAGGAACGGAGGCACACGCAGGCTAGTCTCTCTAGGTAGTCTGACAAGTTTTTTCTTTGGCTTCTTGTGCGTCTCCTTGAGGCCCAGCGCTTTGAGTTGTGCACGTTTCTCGCGGTTGGCAATCAACATTTTGTTGACGACGGGGTTGGGGTGAAGAACTTCTTGCTGTTGATCCATTTGCTCATCTCCTGTTTCGTTGGTTGTACCGATAACTTCATCGAAAAGCTCCATCTGTTTTTTCACTTCATTCAAGTCCATATCAATCTCCTTACACGTGGATGCGCATGGTCTTGCCATGCTTGGGTTTAAAGAAGTCGTTGTTAATCACAGCCCACAACTCGTTCTTGCAAACAGAATTGGGAGGAGTGAGGTAGCCATCGGTCAACCAAATGGCACCAGTCAACGGGTACTGCTTCTGCTTCAAGTACTTCTCTACTGCTTGTGGAGTAGTACCGCCGCCCCCCACTGGCTTTAACTGCTTGGCGATCTGATCGTATTGACCACGCTTGAACACCTGCTCACTGCGTACCTCAGAGTCCCACCAGATCAAGCGCACCATGTCAGGGTTAGCCTGCTTACAGATGGCGGCGATCTCTCCGAACATCACGGGATACACGCCCTCCATCGAGCCGGAGGTATCACCAAGGATCGCAACCTCGCCTGCTGTTACATCAAAGTGCGAGGGCATAAGGATGTCGAGCGGTAAGAACCTACGATTGGGCGGGCACATTCTTGAATAGGTGTCACCCTTACTCACGCCATTGAACCAGTCACGCAACGCACTGCGCCAATCAGTAGACCGATCAACGCCCAGACCCTTCAATGGGTTGCCACCACCACCCTCACCAGCGAGGCGCTTCTGCATCATGTCGCCACTGTTAAGCGCATCGGATACTTCTTGGCGCAACTCATCTTCTTGTATGTCTGCTGGTGCAGGCATGTGCTCATCAAGCGGCTCACTCTCCTGTCCACCACCTGCGCTTTGTTGCTCTTGAGGCGGTGGGTTGCGCAGTAGATCTTGCAGAACATCGACAAAGGATCGCCCGAAATACTTGGGGTCAACCAATGGTTCAGGATCTAGTGGACGCTCGACAAACTCAAAGCGTGGATCAGTCTGCTCAATGAACGCATTGACTACGTAGTCCATCGCAATGTTGCACTCACGTGGATACTTGGTAGCCAAGTCTTTGTAGTCAAGCGTGTGCTTGAGCGTGATGTGTAGCGCCTCGTGTGCTTGGATGTAACGCAACTGCTTACGCGTTTGTGCAAGCAAGAAGTCTTGGTTGTAGTAGATGTCACGACCATTGGTACCAGCCGTGCTCACGTCATTGCCTACGAACAAGTTGCCCATCATCACCGCACCCGACAACGTACTGAACATAGCGTGGTTCATGATGTCAACGTTCACAGCGCTCACTCTTTGTTGGGGCGTGAGCCTGTCCCACGGAGAAAGGTTGTGCATGACTAAGCCTTGTAGTAGATCCGATTGTCGCTAAGCATCTCGACAAAGGGCTGGACGGTAGAGAACAAACCCAGCGTGGCATCGTCAGACTCGGACACGCGGCGGCACAGAAGCGACTGCATCTCAGGCTCAAGGCGTTTGATGTAGGTGGTGAACGCATCTGCATCATCTCGTGATCTTGACTGCGTGATGGCACGGAACACAACGATCTGTTGTGCAAGTTTGTTGGCGGGAACTGGAGCGGTGAGGGGGTCAGACTTTATGACATTCGAAGAAGGCACCTGCTGTCCGAAGCGCATGAAGGACATTAAGAGAGAAGTAAATGCCTTACCCACTGTTCCATTGAGGGCTTGCTCCAGTGTGTGGGGGTCGAGCTTGTCAGCAACGTCGAGAATGTCAGAGGCCGCATGGATAGAACGGGGTGAAGCGTACGCATCTTGAACGGTGTTGGGGTTGAAGATGCCGGGGTTGTCCTTCTCAATGTCTTTGCCATAGTACTTACCTCCCTCTGCGTAATCTAAGAATGAGTCAAAGAAGATCGGATGCTCTTCTAAGAACGCCAACAACATAGCGTTCAACCTGTTGGGGATAGCGAACCGAGTCAGCCACTCATCAAGCGAAGCCTTGCGCATGTACGCAATCACCAGCCTGTTGCGGTGGTGCGGCTCCATGTAGTCCGACAGTCCCTCAGTTGCAAGGTTGGTTGCGGCGAACCACACCGACCCATCAGCGAAGAACATCGAGCCAACCCTGCGCTCGTAGTAGATGGGCGCCACAATGTTCTTAACGAACTGAGGCACTTTGCCTATCTCATCGAACATGCCAAGTACAGGCTTACTGTCTGTCGCCCCGCGCTGATTGACAAAAGACAGACCCAGCCGCTCGTTGGGCAACTCACGAGATACGCCCCGCTCCCGATCAATGTCCGGCATGTAGAGCGAGCCGTCCGACAACTGCGTGCAGTCGATAGGGGTGGGCTTGATGAAGTCGGCGAAGTCAGGGTCAGCACTCAGTGCCTTGTGCAGTGAGGTCTTGCCGATGCCGTTCTCACCCATCACGAGGACAGTGCGCTTACCGCCTACGTGCTTGATGAGGTTGACGGTCTGGTCAAACGAAAGAAAGTCTTTGTAGTGCATATGTATCTCCTATTTAATTTAACTGCACCAGTAAAAGATTGTACAAAAAAATAAAACTTTTGACAATCACTACATGTAGTACTACTTGAAATATCCCGGACGGTCGTACACGGTGTCAAGCACGTGGGCGATGTAAGACAACACCTTGCGCTTGGGCGCATCGGACTCCACTGCCACTATGGCAAGTAGCGTGGTGAGAGCAGGGATCAGGTAGTCCTCGGTATGCCCCACCATGGTCTCCTCCAGCGCATCGAACAACTCCTTGTACTTAGCGTAGTCGGGGTTGTTCTCTTCGATAAACCTCGGGTCGTAATACTTACCCATGCTGATTCTCCTTATCTAAAAGACGTTGACGATAACGACGATACTGCTCTGGCGTGTGCCTTGCAATGATCGTCAGGCGTTGGGGTGCGCCGTTCATGTACTCAGTCCAACGATCAAAACTAGCGTAGTCCATCGCTTCTTGCTTGGTCTTGAACTTGTGAGGGCACCCCTCGATTGTGTAGACATACTTACTCATGCGTCTCTCCTTTCTTCAGTAGTTGTTCTGCTTCGATCACAGCCGAGAGCACGTCTTGGAAGTAATCACAGCGGAAGTCAATAGGATCTTTCAGGTAAGCCTGTAAGTCTTTGCGTACACAGGCAAGCAACAGCTTGATGTGTTTGTACTCTTTGTTATCAATAGCGATCATGTTCACCCCTTTCAAAATAGATGTCGTTGATTGAATTGTCGTACTGGTACTGCGACTGCTTTAATTGCTCACCGAATAACTCCTCTCGTACAAGGTCAACTAAAGTCTCTGGATCTGTGTATGCCATGTCCACCATCTCTGAGCGTGTCATGTTGTAGAGGTACGGCGTGTCGTTGTCCTTCTTGTTGTAAGTGTAGGCGAACGGGGCGTAGTCGTCCCATGTCCACTTCTTGACCTCTCGTACCGCAGGGTTGCGCTCAACAGGTAGGTTCTGCCAATCAACACGCAAACACGCATCACGCAGAGCAAACAGTGTGGGGACATGAAGCGTCTCGTTGCCACTGTGCTCGTTGTCATAACCGCATGAGAGGTTGGTGCACTCGGGTATGTCAGAGGTGTAGTTGGCAGTGTCAGTGAACACACCAGTGTCGTCAGGCATATACATACTCACGCCGTCATCGTTGAGTGCATCGGCAAGCGCTTGAGCAAACGCATCAGAACAACAGCGAGTCATGCCTTGATGGGTAATGACAGATGTTGACCCCTTACGATCAAACGCAACAGCGTAGTCGAACCTCTCAAGGAAGTCGTAGTGCTTGTCTGCAATGTGTGCTGACCCAATGCCACCTCGCTCCTCGCATCGATGGAACACATACACACCAGCCACACCGGCATCGATCATCTCCAGCATGACCCATGCACCCGCCGCATCATCAGCACCCAAGGACTTGCCGTCCTTCTTGTAGTAAGTGTGCGTGGTGCGGTTGTACGCAATGTGTTGCATCCCGTCCTCCATGTGCACAGTGTCGGTGTGCGATGAGAACATGATGTGAGGTTGGCTTCCATCCGAGTTGTTTACAGTAACAACAAGGGCGGCATCGTCAATCAGTTGGGGTTGATACGGCTTGATGAAACGCTCGATCCATGCGGCTTCAGATTTGCTACCATGCGGACGCTTGTAGCGAAGCATGTCATGGAGGCGTTCGTTGTAATACTCAACGGCTGGTTTTGTTTTGATCTTCATGGGTGTATCCCTTTCCACTTTGATTAGATTAAAGACACGGGAATCATGTGACCCCGAATAGCAAAGCCCGTGTGCTTGTTGAATGTGCGTGCAACTTCAGCGCGATAGTCGTCGTTCACACCAGCCAACCGCATCAAGTCTCTGAGTGAACGCCAGTTGACGAGCATCTCGTTGCCGTAGTCATCGACCATCTTCGGCTCGTTGTCCAAGTCTATGTTGTCGATGAAGTCCACACACTCTTGACCCGGAAGCAACATGCTTGGATTGACGCAGTACACAACATCGAGTGCAACGTCACAGTCAGTGCGAGCAAACCGCTTATCATCGATCTCCATGGCGTCATCGACGTACACATAGTCGCCATTGTCAAGTTCAACAACGTCGTCCATGTCATACCACGAGCCATCACTTGTCTCGCACAGAACCTCGCGGGCATAGTCTTGCTCGTAGTACTCGTTATTGCTTTCGTTGAGCACGCAACTGTCGGATTCTACCCAGTCGTGATGACCTCGACATGTGTATGCATGCTCATAGTCATCGATACAACACCCGCCGATGTGCATGTCATGGTAGTCAGACCAGTACATATCATCCTCATCCACACTCCCACCGCAAGAGCCACAGGTATGTCTACTGGCTGGTTCTTCCAAGTAGCCATGCGTATTGTGTGCGTAGTGATCGCCGTCGTAGCCGATACGGAAGCACGACTTGCCGTTGAATCTGTCTGATGTGACGTGATGATTATCACCATCGATGTACGGCATGACGTACTCATACTCACCATTCTTGACAGCGGCAACGTACGCATCCACCCAGCCATCGGCTCGCTCGTAGCCCAACTCATTGAATGTATCTTTGAGTGAGTCAGCCTCGTTGCCATACACACGCACCCAAGTCTTGCTCGGCTCATGCACAAACCCACGCGCAACAATCTTGTTGTTGAACAGTTTGTCTTTG